GTATTTGCGACCTGTTCTCCTATATCATTTACCTCAACCATTACATATGCGTTGTTGTATGCCTTCGCAACTTCGTGTATCTTGGTAGGAAACAGTAGTGGTTTTATTTCGTTGTCCCTAAACTTTGCAACTATCTTGTATGGAATTTCAGTAACATCAAATACCACAAATGCAGAATAATCATTTGCTGTACCTCTAGAAACGTCAGCAGTTAGCATATATGTGCGGTTCTCTTCTGGACGAACATGAATGTCTATTCCAACATTTGAATGAATAGGTGTTCTATATACAAGTTGTTTTAGTTTCACAGAGTTTATTAGAGTATCAATAGACCCCAAGAACTCACATTCAAACTCTGAATTGAATTGTGATTGAGAGGTATTTCGTATTGTCTCTTCTTTCCAAACCTCATCTCTGCCGGGAACTTCACTCCAATGAACCTCTACTGGCGTATAATCATTTCTTTTTTCTTGTGCATCCACCCATATCTTATAGAACATATTCATACCATGAGGTGTAGAAACAATAATAACTTTTGTATTCTGACCAGATGTAATTGTGGGATACACAGAGGCAAAGAACTGTTCTGCAACATTAGATGGAACGAATGCAAACTCATCTAAGAAAATTATGTTATACGAACCACCACGAATAGCACTTGAAGATGTAGCAGCGGCAATAATTTTACTGCCATTCTCTAACTCTATATTACCTTTGTTCCAAGCTATGATACCTTGTTGCATCCACTTAGGAAGATTCTCATATGCAAGTTGTAGTCTTGATAAAATATCTCTCGCAGTTGAGGATTTGTTTGCAAGAACAGCAATATTTACATTTGGGTTGAAAAGTGCGTAATGTAAAAGGTAACTGATGATGGTAGTAGATTTACCAGACTGTCTAGGTAGTTTAAAGATACTAAACCTATTATCATGCATGGTAGAAATCATGTCTTGTTGAAAATCATACATCTCAAATGGGACAAGGCCCTCATCTAATGAGACAATCTGTACATAATTCTTAATAAAATACAAAGGATTTTCAGCACACTTATGATATTCTTTGATATCATCTTTTGTGAACTCAACAGCAGTATTTGCTTTCTTGAGATTAGGGTTACCCAAATATTGATTTTGGTCAGACATGCTATTTCTCTTTTAACATTTTCTGCAACTCAGCAGTACTCCCCACAAACAAAGCATTGGTTACATTTTTGGGTGCATTGTTTGGAACCTCTTTTAACCTTTTCATTTTTTCTTGAAGATCGCCAAGCTTTTCAGTAACCTCTGCGACCTGCTTGATAAGATTTCCAGCAACCTCATATGCTCTGGGGTGGTCTGATTCTTTTGCGAGTTCCAAAATTCCTTCGACCGCATCTGTTCCTCTTTCGACCAAATTGTAGAAGTTTTGTCGTTGGTATTCATAATCTCTCTCCACATGTTCAGTATTAGCGTCACCCCAATCTTCTTGAGATAGTGGCATCACTTCTTGTTTTTTATTGTCGGTCGAAACTTCTTCTACTATGCCTAATGCTTTATCAATTGTATTATTCATCTTCGCCTGTCACTGGGTTAAAGGTTTTCGCATCCGTAAAGAATGATGTAGTTTCGTTAAATCCAAAATCATCATCTGCATCAGCACCGGATGGGTTTGGTGTAACGGTAAATCTCTGTTCTCTCTTAGGTGACTTATCTGGAAGGTCTGTGAAAGAATCGACTTGAGCAGTTTTAATTATGTTACTGGAAGTAACAGGGCCATACAAGTAAAATTTACATGTAAAGTTCATCGTATATATTAATGCTCTTCGTTGTTCAAATTCACCTTCATAATTATCCTCATAGGATATACTATTTAAAATAATAGGTACATCTCTTTTAATACCCATATCAGCCATATCGTTTATTGTAATTGTATAATCTGGTTGGAAGTATGGCAAAATCTGTTCGACAATTTGCAGTGCATCATCTGATTGTTTTGCTAATACATATAAAACAATTTCCAAGTTATACGGAACCGGCATAAACTGGGTATCTAACTGTCTACTCGTATCACCTTTTACTTTTTTAAACTTTTGCACCCGACTTAATTTCCGAGCTGCATCGTATGATAGATTTTGAATCTCAAAACCAATTCTAGGAAGCGTAATTGCAACTTTACTTGACAAATCAGCATCTGCTCTGAGGCGAACTAAAAACTTCTCTTTAGGCCCATAGGCAAGAGGAACTTTCATAGATTGAACGATATTTCCCGAACTATCTTTTCGTATTAATTGAACATTATTAAATGTTGTACCGAACCCTACGATTATCTTTCGGATTGTCTCATGGTAAAACTGTTGTCCTAACATTATGAACTGCCTCCTACATCACCAAATGGATTTAATTCTGTGAAATCTAGCACAGAATTATCAGCGTCATCAAATAATTCATTCATCGCTGAAGTATCCACATTACCATCATCTGATGTGCTTCCATCACCTATTATATAGTCTTCTTGTAACAAGAAGTCACTATCTTCACCAAGAAGAACACCAGCGGATGTTGTCATATCACTAGTTTCTAGTGCGAAAACTTCATCATTTGCATCGTCCTCATGTATAAGTCTTCCAAATTCATTTTCCAACAGTAATGCATCAATAGTTGCAGAATCCTGTTCCATTGTAAACTGTAATGCAAGAGTATCAGTTGATAGACTATCTTCAATCACATCAATAGCAGAAACATCTGTATCCAATACTTCAGAACTATATTCAAACAATCTACATCGCAATTTGTATACTGGATTATTATCCAGCTGGAAATATGGTTCATCATGATCAACAAAATTTATCTGAAACAATTTTGATAGGATAGGATGAAAAATCAAATCACCCTCTAATGGTCTATCTGAATTTGTAGATGTTGCCTCTGAAATTAAATAACCACTTTCAAAGGAGGCCGAAGCTTCAACTGTTCCGCTATCAAGCGTACCATCCTCTAATAAAATAGACCCACCAAGAGTATCAGTTCCAGACTCTATGGTAATCTGTTTTGTGAGGTCTTGAAATCTTTTCTTGGCAACAACAAATGTAGCTTCACTTAAATTCTGTAAACCAAACTGTCCCATCAATTCTTGTTCACCAGCAAAACCACCCCCACTGTCCTCCATATACATTTCTATTTTAGCTTGCGTGGTAAATTTTGATAGACTATCTGTTCCAAGAATTGAATCTTCATTGACAAGAGTTCTATCTAGATAATGAACATCATGTCCATATATTTGAATAGACTCTACAACTAAATCTCTATATAAATTCTGTTCAGTTGCTATTGCTGCAACATTACTGGTGTGAAATATTGAATTTACTGCCATGATTTATCCTATCATATAATTTACTGGCAATTCAAAAGCTAACTGTATCTGTTCCTCTAGTTTAGTTATTTCTTCATTTGCTTGAGTGAATAAAGTTTCACCATTCATAGTTACACCACCCAACATTGCTACACCACTAAACTTACTAAGGTTTGCACCCCATTGCCTTTTGAGCAATGCCGTGGCATATCTTTTCAAATAGATATCATCAAATATATCTGTGTATGTGGTAGGATCAAGTTTTCTATAACACTCTATTACCAAATAATCCTCGTCAGCATTAAAGTCATTTTCCCAATCAGCATCTATGTATAAACGGTTTTGGTGTTGATTGAATCTAATTGGTGTTTCACCAACCAAAATATGTTCTAGGAAATCTAAATGATTCATTGTCATTTCATAATGAAGTACGGATTGAGATGAAAAATCATATAAATCATTTAACCTCAATTGATATCGTACATCAAACATACTAGAACGAGCAGAGGTATCACTAAATGGAAAAACTTTTACAACTGACAATACAGCGTCTGGAACCGGAATCCAATTCTTACCTTCTAACCAATCAGCAGTTAGGGCGCTGTCAATTTTGTCTGTGGCTGTAGTAGTCGTATTTGATCTAGCTCTAGTAACATCAGCTGATGTGATTAAATGTTTTAGATACATTCTTTCAACACCATCATAGTGATATTGAGAAAAATATTGCAATGCTTCATCTATACGATCATCTGCTTGATCATCAGAGATATTAATATCAATGACTCCAAAACCTAGAGCCCTCAAACAATAACTTTTAAATGTAGCTTTTGTTGTTGGTATAGCCATTACTTGTCTACCAATTGTTGCAAGAGATTTTTGATTTCATGCATCTCTGATTTTAAAGTATTTATCTCTCTGGTTGCGTTTCTAATTATA